TTCTTTGTGGTGGTCAGACCGATCGATCCGTTCTTGACAGCCGACTCCACGAACATATTCTCGTATTCCAGGTCGTAATACAGGCCATTGCACACCACCGATCCCTGGTCATTACTCTCCACGATAATGTATGCCTTATTGTAAGTCTTCGCGTATTTGTAGATTGTATCCGGGAAGATGAGCGGTGAGACCATCGCGTCTCGGTATGATGCCACAACCTTGAATGGACGGGCAGTCACATCGATGATCGAGAAGGTAGAGAAGTCTTGGTTACGTCCCTTGGCCACATCCACTGCCATCACGTAGTTGTGATCTGCGATCGGTTTCTCATACACCTTGACTCCGTTCTGAGTATAAATGGGATTCTCGGCCTTCAGTGATAGCAGGGTCTCGGCATTGATCAGTGTGTTTCCGGTACCGTGGAAAGAGTTGCCAAATTCTTGCTGGAACTGCAGCTCAGAAGTGTTAGCCACGGTCTGGCGTTTCCATTCCTCGTCTCGGCCCGGTACGTCCCACCAATCGACTCGAAACGGCTTGAACTCGTTGATGCCCTGTACGGCACCTTCCCAGATCTTATGGAACTGATTGCCGACACCATTGGCCGTCGAGGTGATAATGACTCGAGAGGTCTTACCCGATGAAACAACGGGATAGGTCGAGGTATAGAAAGTCGTGGCATTTTCGACGAAGGCAAATTCGTCCATGAACAGTAGATTGACCGAGAGACCACGGATCGAACTGCCGGATGTGGCAGCTGCAATGATTCGAGAGTTATTGCTGAACTCGATCGATCCTTTGTTGAGAGCTCGACAGCCAGGTTGCAGGAAGAACGGTAGATTCTCCAGCGCCAGGGTCACACGAGCCAACATCTCTCGAGCGGTAGCCGCCTTATTGGCCAGGATCGCAATTGTCTTGTCTGGCTGAAAGAGTGCAAACCACAACAGGTAAATGACCGATGAGATCGATTTACCTGACTGACGGCATGCCAGAACGATTGAAAATCTGTGAGTGTTGAAATGCTCGAACATCTTTCCCTGATAGGGATATGGCTCGAACGCCACCAATCCTCGGTCCAGAGAAATCACCTTCACGTAGGTCCGGGCAAAATACTCCGGATCTTTCATACACTTCAGGTACTCCGAGACCTCGATCTCGGTGAATTTCTGCTGGACTCCGTCTCGCTTGACGCTCGGGTTGCCTAGATACCCAAGTTCAGCGTTCTTGACGAACATCCCCTGGTTGTTCTGCGGCTGCGACATTTTGTTCCTTTAACTGAGAAATCAGATGCTTCTGAAGATCCGTGGTGGATCCGAGAAACAGATTATTCTGTGTCAGAGACGGTTTTTCTGATTGTATTTTTTCGTCTTTCTTCTGTATATCTTTCTTGGCTTTCTGCAACGCCATCAGTTTGTCGGTCATATCAGACGTGTTCTTCAACATGTTACTGAGCACCTCAAATGCACGTGGATGCTCTGATTGCATCGCCAAACTCAGCATCTGTTCGATAGCCTCGTTAGACTTGCTGACCAGATTACGATACGTCTCACGAGAGAACTCGTAGTCATCCTGGATATGATCTGCCGGCTTCTCTGGCAAAGGTTCTGGCAGGTTCTCCTCTAATCTCTTTATCATCTCTTTTGATTTGTCCATAATATAGAAGAGGAGTGGTTAATTAAAGTCCGTAAACGGAATAATCTGAGTCGTGATCGTACCAGTCGGCGTCAACTGTTCGATGTCCAGGCGTTCCATCCCATCGAGGGTCGTAGGATTACGGAAATCCACCAGAACGTTCTGAATCACTTCCTTGTTGTTGACCTGACCGTAGAATCTCAGGCGAGTCTCAAAGTCGAGAGTGTAGATGATGGCACGCCGCTGAACGAAATCTCCCTCATAGTCCTCATTCATCTGGACTCCAGTCAGAACGAATGGCACATCTGTCTTGAGGTTCAGTTCGTCCAGGTCTTTAATGGTGACCGTATACTCCGGCTGAAAATGAGGAAGGATCTGCTCTAGAACCTGCAGAGCATCATCCTGATTCTTCGCCATGACGGAAAGCTGAAGTCCCATGCGGTACGGGGCATAGGTACGAATGACCTTGCGGCTAGCCGGATCCGTTGCGGCAAAGGTCAGAGTATTGTTACGATTGATCTTTGTGCTTGCGTCGTACGTCAGGGTGGTAATCTCGAATGACATACGAGGAAGCTTCATTGCAACCTTCGTATTGTCCAGATTTGGTTGTTCATCTAGACGGGCCAGGAACTTCTGTTTAGGTCCATACGCCAGAGGAACCCGTGTAATGTTTACGACAGAACCATTTCCGTCTTTCCGTACCACAGAAATATTGTTGAACAGCGTTCCGAAGACGGACACCATCTTGCGAATTGTGGCGTGATAGTAGTGTCCACTAAACATTTGATGGGTCTCCGAATGGATTGCTTTCCGTAAAGTCGATGATGGTATCCGCGGTCACCTCCATCGCACGGTTCTGTGCACCCTGAGCATTGTTGACAAATGTCAGATTTGTCTGAGTGTTGTCAATCTCGTATGCCACTGTGATATTCCATTGTGCGCCAGATGTGAGACCGATCAACTTATCAGTGGCGCCAGTCGTGACTCGAAATTTGGCAAACTCTCCAGTATTGGTAGAGATTCCACCGATTGCAATCTTGTATGCAGCAGTCGGTGATTCCTTGTCGATCTTCAAAATCTTTCCGTAAATTTCCTGCGCCGGATTTCCTCCGGATGCCGGTACCAGAACCTGTTTGACATCCTCTCCAACGGAAAAGAGAGGTCCGGTACCGTTGATCTCAAAGAAGTATTCTGTGCTGAACTGGCGCTCCAGTTTATCAAGCTCTTCGATACCAGTCTTGACTTCCTCATTAGAGTATTCGAACAGTTCGCAGCGGAGTTTGTAGACCGGGAACTTCGAGAGCTGATAGAACGGAGACTGGTGATCCACAAACTTGATCTCCATGAAGCTCTTTGACATTGGAAGATAGATCAGATCTCCTTCAGCGGGGCGACTCGAGATGATACCATTGTTCCAGACTCCGACGAGCTTGTCCCAGGTACGCTTCGCGACCACAAATGTGGCCTGGTCGCGAATCTCCAGGCCAAACTTCGTCATGAGAGCGCCATCACCCTCGAATCCGTCGACGTTCTCCAGGTACATCTCGACCATATAGGCGTCGTCAAACTTTGATTCGATGGCCTCGTTCAGAATCATATCACGAGAGACCATGTTACGCGGCAGATAGTAACAATCCTGCCCGTAAATCTTCAACGACTCTACGATCAGATCCTCGTAAAGGTTCTGTTCGGACTTGACGTTCTGCGAGAAATAGACGTTGCGAGCCATGGATTATCCAACGAAGAAGTCCACTGGTTTCTCGTACTTTAACTCCATCTCTTCTTCAAGCTGCTTGATCTCTTCGATCGCCTCCTGGTAAATTTGCTGACCGTTCATTGTCACACCACCAGGAAGCTGGATGCCTTCGAACTTCTTCAGGTTGATACCCCACTGGCGCTTGATGAGAGCTGTGGTATACTTCTTCAGAAACATATCGTTGTAGATGTCGGTGTATGTTTCTGGATCGATTGCAGAATATGCATCGACCATCACATAGTCTCCAGCAACTGCTCGATATCCCCAGTCAAGATCGATGTACAGCCGATTCATATGACGGTTGAATCGTACTGGAGGAACGCCATTGAGCTGCATATCCAGCATCTCCAGGAACTGGCGAGTCATCTCGTAGTTGACCAGAGCGCCGGCGTATTGAAGATCGTAGACGTCATTCAGGTGCATCTGATAGCGCGCCGACCACATACCCGAGGATGACGTGGTATTGTTCGCCAGAGGAAAAATACGAGATACGAACAGCAACTGGTCAGGGATATCGATGTATCCATCAGTGATGTTTTGCTGTGTCAACTGATGCTTGCGATAGTGGCGAATGATCGCATCTGAGTGATACTCGCGGTAAAACTGAATGGCCTCATCCACGCGGTCAGAAACCTGATCGTCATCGATATTGATCTCGATCACCGGCTGTCCGAGCGAACGTAGGCAGTAATCGATAAGTGTTTGTCTGGAATTAGGTGAGGCCATGTTTTTAGTTTACCACTTACCTACTGGACATTTGGCTGCAATAAGCTTTGCCTTTGTTTCCATAAAGCACCCGCATTTAGAACATCGACTAGTTTCTGAAATAAAAAAATCACAGAGTTTACAGGTTTTAATTCTAGAAACAAATTGTGGTTCGTCTACGAGAAGCTTATTTTGAGTTGCAGCAGCTGATATTACATCGACTAGTGTTGTTGCTGAATATTTTATTTTCTCAAGCATTAGATTCGACTAAACTCCAATTTACAATTGATTCATTCCAATAATATTTTTTACCATCGCGGGGGCGCGAAACTGGCGGCTTCCAGAAGCCGCCATCACTGTCAAAAACCCAACTTGGGTTCCCAGAAGGTTTAGGTTCCAAAAAAGAATCTGTTTCCTTATCGTAAATAAAACCAATCGAAGGGTAATTTTTACGGAAAGCGATGCCTGGCGACCCATCGCGGTTTTTGCCTCTATAAGAGTTTGTATCGCATAATAGAGGAGTATCAGTAATACCCAGCTCTAATACCGCATTTTCAAAATCGGCTATTCTATCTTCAGGTAAAACTATGATATTTTTTACCGTATTATCCTGCGATATTATTGCTACTATTTTCATTGTTTAACGAAATTTATAACGTATTAAAACAATTCCAGGTCCCCCGGCGCCGCCGTTGCCGCCAAATGTTTCTCCAATACATGAAC